ATTGGGCCTGCTATATATTTATCAACTTGTTGTTTTAATATAATATAAGGATAGATTCTCCTATTAGCATTAGGCTTATCTGTAGCTTGAACAAGACCAGATACAACCATATTACCATTAGCTAAACGACGAGCTTCAGTTAAAGACTGTGGAAGAGGTTGAAAACTATTGTATTCTATTAAAAGTTGCTTACTCATTATGATATTGATTTTACAGTTACAGAAGTAGCACCTTTTGATTTTAATGCTTGAGCTGCTTTAGAACCTTGTCCTCCTGCTACAGTTGCTAAAATCTCGTCTTCTCCTGTAGTTGCATTTTTACCTTTGATTACATCTAACCTTTCTTTTACTGCCTTCTTTAACTTAGATAAAAATTCTCTGTCCTCTTTCTTCTTCTCCATGATGCCTTTCAACTTATTGAAAGCTGAACCTAGATCTGGTTGTAAACTAGGTCTTACTTGATCCATTTGCTTTTTAAGTCCATCAATATCAATAGAATTGCTAAACATACCAGCATTATAGATAGCCTTGATCTTACCTTGCTCTTTCTTAAATGATTGTATTTTGATCGGCTGATTGTTATCTACAGCAATTGCAGTATCACCTACTTTAAACTCAATACCGTCAGGGTTAATTGCTCTTTGGCCATCTTTGTTCATTCTATAGCTTGGGTCTAATGGAGTATCCATGAAAGGAGCATCAGCCTCTTGCTGCTTTTGCTTTTCAATGGCTTTCTCAATTACATTGATCTGATAATCTTTCAATGTACCATCTTGCATTTCAACTGTGAAAGTTGAACCAATAATCTCTTTGATTTTACCAGGGCCGTCTGGTGTATGTATTTCAGATCCTACTGTGTGTTTCCAGTGAGTGTCTTCGTTAATCGACTCTTTTTTTTTAAGAGAACTAGCTAGCTCATCTAAAGCTGTTTCTTTTAGAGTCTTTGCCTTCTTATTAGTAGTAGGATTATTCTTAACTTTAACCTTCTTCATTTGATTAGCTACATCATTAAGGTCACCTTTCTTAACTTCTTTAGTCTGAAGTTTAGCATCATGCTTCTCGATCTCATCAGCATTCTTAAGCATCAAATCATCGAATACATGAGGATTCTTTTGGAGCATCTTAGCAGCCTTGTTAAGGGCTTTCATGTATGAATCGTTAGTCAACTCTTTCTCTTTAGAAAGCATGTTTTGAACACCAGCCTTCAAGAAGTACGGGTTAACACGGTCAACTGCAGGATCAGCTTTGATATTAGCATCAAGCTCACTGATAATACTCTTGTTCTTCAAAATCTTGACGGCATCGTCAAAAGAAGTAGTATTAGTGATCCAAGGAAGGTTGGAGTCACGGCGTACTTCATATAAGAACTTTTCACGGCTAATTTCTCCAGCCTTATGTTTACGGTATAGTTGTGCAGTTGTCATATTCTATAAATATTAGCGTCCTTGACCACGATAGTTCCTTTCTGATCTATCATGTTTGTTATGTGATTTGTGTGCTTTACCTTTTCTACGTTTGCCGAAAGTAACTTTTTGACTTGATCCACCACCTTTAGCTTTTGCCATGACTTACTTGAATTTTTTAACGTTTTTGTTTAATTCATTAACCATGTCCTTGATTTTAGCAAGGGCTTTTTCAGTATGCATTTTATATTTAAGACCACCTTCTGCTTCAGATAGCTCTTGTTTTAGGCGGCTTACATATTCAAATAATCGGTTGATCTCTTGTACCTTCTGTCTAACTGCACGAATAGCTTGATGAAATTGATCAGACTTACCTCTAGTCTTGGTCTCAGTCTTGAATCTGGAATAGTTTTCGTTTAATCCTGCGGCTTTAATATCAGCTCCAAACTCTTGATCTAGATCGTGAGGATAAACGTCTGAAAGCGCATCTATGATAGCGTTATATAGCTTTTGATTCTTGTCTCTGATCTTAGACAGTACAACTTTTACTTTGTCATAATCTTGTTGAGTAAATACCTCATCTATATCTTCGTCTTCTATCTTTTCAACATCACTAACATGCATACTATACTCTTTTCCATCACGGTCCATCTCAACAACAGCAAAGCCTTTTATAATATCAACTACAGTTCCAGTCTCACCATAGAATTCATTGCCATATACCACTTTAACTCTGTCGTCTACTTCAAGCCCTTCAAACAACTGCTTATAGATAAAACCACCTTTTGATGGACGGTTAGGTACAGATGGAGCATCTTTCCAACCCCATTTATCTTTCATATATATCTTTGCTTTTCCAGCAGCTAATTTAGGCTCGACGTCTTTTACCTCTTTCTTAGGCTTCTTTTTGAATGCCTTGTTAGTTGCCATTTGTTCACCTGTACCAGGAGTAAAAGTTGCGCCTCCTACATTAGTCATAGAAGTTTCAGCACGTAGCTTCTGAGTAGCAAATTGATTGTTAAACGGCTTCTTCACTATTAGGCTTTTTTAAGCTCATCGATCAGATCGAAATATTGTAGAATTCCAGTTATAACCTCGTCTTTTATTGATTGATTTTCTTTGATAGGAGTAACAAACTTTAGCACCTCTTCTAGTTTGATCTTAACCACAGGATCTTTTGACTGGTTTTTCAACTGAGTCAATTCTTCTTTGATAATATCAAGCTGATTGTTAAGGTATACTTTCAGATTCTTGGTATCACTGATGCTACCGATATACTCTTTTAGTACTGCTTTTTGTCTTTCAGACATGCCTTCGTACTTATTGTTGAATTTCTCTACCAATATCTTGTAGGCAAGAAGACGAATCTCTTTATCCTCTTTCATGAACTCTTCTACTAGAGACTTTGGAGCCTTAGTATCACCTGCTGTGTTTTGGTAAGATGCTCAAGAAGTGTGATCTTGTTTAGAATCAACTGTTTTGTGTCAACTGAAGGGCTATTATGTCCTTCAAATATAGTGTAAATAGAAGCAAATGGCTTGTAGTTTTCTATCTTTGCCTTAAAGAAATTGTCTAGATCGTAATTTTTCTTGATCTCTTTGATCAAGTTGTACTTCAATTTGGCTATTTTAGCATGATCTAGCTTTTTGTACTGCTCAATAATTGTAGAGATCAAGATCTCGGCCTTAGCTTCAGACAGTTTTGGACTAGCTGAAAATGTACTATAAAGACTGTACTCTTTACCTAACTCAGTATTAGTAAAATACTTTTTCAGGATCTTAACTGCCTTAGAGTCTTGATTATTAATTAGGTCAGATGTGGTCTGTCTAACTAATAGCTCGAATAAAATACCGGTATTACGATATTTGGAATGTTTTATTGCCATAATTTTTGTACAAGTCGACTAGTAATAAATATCTATATATTTAATCTAAGTCCTCTTTGATATTATCCTCACTTAAAAGATCAGACTCTTCAAAAAGGTTAACTTTTCTGCCTTTTTTACCACCAAACATCTTCTCAAGAGATCCTTTTGTTTTCAAGAACTCTGCCATTGTAGATTCAAGTGCTAATGGACTGCCTCCTTTGAAGTTAGTTTTGAGATTATTCTCACCAGTTTCAGCATCTTTCTTATAAGCATAGGCTCCTAGTGGATCACGACCAAATGCAGAACCATCTGTAGAGATAATAGAAGTCTGTGTTTTAGGACGTCCTGGTCCTACTTGCTTCTCATCATATCCTTGTGGTACATTCAACACAGAATCTTCTTTACCACCATACAAACTAGCTATTTGGTGAGGTGTTCCATAGGCTTGTCCAGATTCTGCAGGATCATTTCCTTCTTCTTGAATCTGTGCATACCTAAAGTTACGCTTCTTGTCTTCAATGATTTGATCTTCTAGCTCAGCATATTGGTCTTCTGAGAAGTGGAAGATTTTGTCGTACATAAAGTCACGAGGTAGAATTCCTGCTTCCATTGCATTCTTAGCAAGATCGATCTTCTCTTTGAATAGAGCAATTCTTTCTTGGTCGTAAATGATAGATGGGTTAGTTAATGATAATGTAAAGTTAGCAGCGCTTTCATTAGTATAGCCATGAGCATACAAATGTACTAGAGCTATCTTAGTCAACTCACTGATAACGATACGCTGTAGTCTTTCAACAGTTCTAGCAAAACGAATATCTTCTGCGGCAAGTGTTGCTTTACCAGTTAGATCTTTTTCATAGCCCATAAAGGCTTTAGGTATCTTAAGAGCTGCAAACAACTTCTCACGGAAGTAAGCAACGTCTTCGATTCCATTATAATCAAGACCTTTTGCAGTATCTATCTTAGTAGAGGTATCGTTTCCACGAACAGGAATAAAGAAGTCCTCTAACAAGTTCTGCTGGTTATATTTCAAATTATAGTTACCTGTGTTAGGATCAATAAGAGGTGTTTTCTTCATCTTATTAATCATCTTCTGCATGTAGTTATCTACCTCACCTGGAGGAATTGCACCTACGTTTACATAGAATATACGGCGTTCTGGTGCACGAACAATGCGGTGAATCAACATCGCATCTTCAATTAACACGTACTGCTTAAATAACTTACGAGCAGGCTCAAGATATGATCTACCATAAGGTAAGTAGTTAACATCACCAGTCAATCTAAAGTGAGCCATCTCATAGTTATCAAACCAAACACCAGTATCACGATTTTGTTGTGAACTATATCCAGTAGATGAAGCTAATGTTGCATTAGGATCATATTTGAAACGAACCTCTTGAGGATTTTCTGGGTTATAACCTTCTTCACGAATAATATTATAGGCAGAGAATGGGATAACGTTGTACACACCGTAGTTTTCAGCGATCTCTAACTTTAAATAGAAGTCGCCATACTTACACATGTTACGAATCCAACTCCACAAGTTAAATTCAATGTTAAGTACAGAATAGAATAAGTTGTAAAGTAGCTTTTGTATGTTCTCATCAGAAGATCTGATTTGTAGAACTTCTCCTTGTTCATTCTTAAGTGTACATTCGTCAGCTACAATATCTAGAGCAGAACAACAGATTGCATCTGTGTCCATAGCATCATAGTCAGCATAGATTTGTACACGAGCTGATTGATAGTTCTGTGATAAGTTTAGATTAACACCATACGCAGTAGATGTTGTATAAACCTTGTTGAATCTATCAATTAATGAGTTTGTTTGAATGACACCTGAACGTTGTATAGTATCAGTGTCAATTACCTTTAACATATCTCCACCTTCATTACGAATAATTACGTCTGTAGAAAACAAACGTCTCAAGGTTGAGAATAAGTTATTTTGTTTTTGTTGTTCTGCCATTTTATATTATATTAACCAAGTTAAATCTTGTGTTTCTCCACCTTGAGGAGTAGATATATTCATACTCCAAGGGTTTTGATTATAAACATTGTTTGCATTGTAAGCAACACTAGTGTCTTGTGTTCTAGTAAAGCTATTTAATGCTGCGTAAGTTAAGTTCTCGGCCGTCTTACGATACCTTAAACTTGTCTCTCTCAAAAACATTGCAATACCAAATGACATCACTAAGTCGTCATTATATGATTGCATGGCTTGAGCCTTACCATTTTTCCAAATGAAAACTCTGAGCTCTTCAAGTAGTCTAATTGATCTAATTACAACCACTTTATTCTCTACAAAGTCTCTCATCTTTTCTACAACTAAAGGTCTGTTTTGAGTTGTCATTGAAAACCCAGGAACCAAACCTGATTGTGTGTTAAACTTATCCACATATTTAGTAAAATCCATTGTTGAATCTTGCTTATAACTATAGTGGATATTAGTGTAACCTTTTTCTGTTATCGATTGAATAACGTCCCAGCCTATGTTTGCATTTTCAACTACTAACAAAGCTGTGTTATATTCAGAGGCCACGCTTAACAATATGTTAGCATATTCTCTTGTATCGACTTGTGACTTATATTCAGCTACTTGAGTCAAAGCCTCTACATCAATAACATGAAATGCAGAGTAGTCATTACCATCACCTCGAGCAACGTCAGCTACTACCGCATAATATTTTGTAGGATCTGGATATTCAAAGATCCACAATGCTTTATCAAGACCTCTTCTTTCAATCGGCTCTTGCAACATATTCTGTTCGTACCATACTAATATGTCTGGTTCGATAACAGTATTACCAGATGTTGCAAAGTCACAATCACACTCTTGAGCTGCATTTCGTTTACCTAACGTTCTATCTTGTTCGTCACGCCAAACTTGATCACGTTCAGGGTGTACAGTCCAAGGTAGAGATATAGGTAAAAACCTGTTTTCTTGCTCTTGTGCTAGTGTATATGTTTTGTGAAACCAGTTACCAACACCATTAGGAGTAGATAACGCAATACATCCACCACCAGTAGCAAGTGTTTGTTGAGCAGCTGTGAATATCGTTTCAATATTATCGATAAATGCAGCCTCATCTATTACTAGAAGAGATACAGCTTCAGAACGTCCAGCATCACCAGCGGCACTGACTGCTTTGATCTGTGAACCATTCGTCAACCTTAAACTCAACCTATTATCTTCAGACGCTCCTATTCTAAGCCATGTTGGTAAGTTCTGGTAAGCAAACCTTACCTTAGTTACCATGTTCTTAGCTGTCTCTTGCTTAGTCGCAATAACAAGAACGTTTTTATCTTTGTTGAACAACATCAACCATAATGAATAAGCTGAGACTAGAGTAGATATACCTAGCTGTCTTGACTTATTGATTATAGAATAGTCGTGCTTTTGAAACAGCTTTAAAACCTTCTCTTGAAATGGATATAGATTGAAGTATTGTCTACCTCTTTGTGGGTGCTGGATCATGTAGTACTTCTTCATGAAGTATACTGGGTCCGTTGCACATTTGACAAACTCCTCTTTTATCCTTTCTTTTATGTTCTGTTGTTCAGACATATATTATTTTATGAGTATACCAGCTGCTAAGCCTGCTACTCCAATTATAACTTTTTGGAACTTACCAAACTTCAACTTCCAATTTTGTTTTTTGATATCTGCTTTAAGACCATCAATTTGAATCTTGTAATTGTTAGTTTGTTCTATTCTTTCTTTATCAATAGTAATATAATTCTCTTCTTTCTTTCTAAGATCAATGATAATTTTATCTTTATTCTTAACTAGAGTATCGAGTCCTTTTATAGTGCTATCTTGTGTTATGATAATATCTTTACTAGTAGCCAATTGTTTTACATCTACAGCTATTTGCTTTGATACTTCTAAAGGAAGGTGCGTTGTGTCTTCACTTAAGCTAGCAAATTGAGCTGGATATTGTGCCATAAAAAAGCTATCAACTTGTGTTGGGTTATAAACCAAAGCTTTTTCTGCATCTTTTAAATCGCCTTTAAGAATACCAACCTTATCTTTTAGAACGTCTACACGATCAGTTAAATAAGTATTTGTCTCTTCTAACAGTTGAATTCCAGATTCTAAACTGTCGTTTTCTTTCTTAATAGAATTAATACGATTTTCTAAAGAGTCTATCTTATGTTCGTATGGTTTAGTATCGAATCCAGAATTACACCCTTGGTATAAGAATAACCAATAAAATAAACCAGCTATTAATACTACTAAACCTATTTTAGTCCATTGGTTCTTCATCGGTATCAGTTTCAGGTGTTTCAATTTGTTGAATTTGCTGCTTCAATAGCTTTAAGCGATCAGGCATATTTCCTACCTCTTTTTTGTAGGCAGAAATATCCTTTAGTTTCAAAGAGCCGTCTGGTCCTTTTACAGCGTGTTTAGCTAGGACAGCTTTTACTTTCTTTTGAAGGTCAGCATACTCTTGCTTCTTCTTGTAAAGATCACGAAAGCCTTTTTCGGTTTTCTTAAGATCAGCTTTTGATGGTCCTTC